GGATCTTACAAAGTCGAAGGCAGGTCTTTGTACTCTCGCTTTGGCGATGGTTTATTCGATTTTGAAGGTGGGCCATGCTTTATCGTTGGTGACCGACTACTTGATGTTAAAGATGATGTAATCATCGAATCCATCAAGATTATTCATGACACTCCTGAAGGTGTCGCTGGTTGTATTTTGTATGTAAAGGAAAATAATGTCAAAGTATCTAAAAAGTCTAATCGGAAAAATAAATAACCCAGACGCAAAGATTGTTGAAGAGGGATTGGAGGGATCTGATGTCACTGGATTCATTGACACAGGATCTTATGTTCTAAATGCACTACTATCGGGAACAATCTATGGTGGTCTTCCAAACAACAAGATCTCATGCTTGGCTGGCGATCCAGCAACAGGCAAGACATTCTATGCTATTGGAATTGCTTCTCAGTTCTTGAAGGACAACAAAGATGGTGTCGTGGTTTACTTCGATACGGAGCAAGCTATTACCAGTGATATGTTCAAGCAGCGTGGTATCGATATGGAAAGAGTTGCAGTAGTTCCTGTCTCTACCATTGAAGAATTTAAAACACAATCATTAAAGATTGTTAATGATGTAATTGAACAACCTGAAGAAGACCGAAAGCCTGTTTTGTTTGTTCTTGATTCTTTAGGTATGTTGTCAACAGAAAAGGAAATGAACGATTCTGCTGAAGGCAAGAATGTTCGTGACATGACCAAGGCCCAACAGACCAAGGCAACATTCCGTGTGCTAACTCTTAAACTTGGAAAGGCCAAGATTCCCATGCTTATGACCAATCACACATATCAGGTGATTGGTGCATACGTTCCCACTAAGGAACTTGGTGGTGGTGTTGGATTAAAATATGCAGCAAGCAACATTCTCACTCTGTCCAAAAGCAAGGACAAGACTGATGAAGGTGTTGTAGGAATCTTCATCAAGTGCACAAATTACAAGAACAGATTCGTCAAAGAGAACATGCATGTGGAAACTCGTTTGAATTACACTTCAGGTCTCAGCAGATATTATGGTCTTACTGATCTTGCCATAAAGTATGGCATCTTCAAGAAAGTATCCACACGAATTGAACTTCCCGATGGAAGCAAGGTGTTTGAGAAGAACATCGATGATGATCCTGAGAAATACTACACCAAAGATATCCTAGATAAATTGGACGCAGAGATTCAAAAGGATTTCAAGTATGGACAAAGCACCTAAGTTCAAGTATGTTCCTGAAGTATCAACTGATGTTGGGGCAAATTGTCCCATTCAAATATTGGACGGAAAGTACAAGGACATCGTATATCGGTATGGAAAAATTTCATTAAAAGAAACAGCAAACGAAGAAATAAGTGTCACCATGGAAATCGATGTATTGAAGGCTCCCGATAAATTTGATCAACAACAAGAAGATTTTACAAATGCAGTTGGTAACATTTTTACACAGATTGTCGAAGAAGGAATTGAACAGGAACCCGTTGACCTTGAGGATGATGTTCACCAAGATTAATGGTGGACATTTCTTCTACCAAGAGTATAATTAAAACATGGAATCAGTAATTCTAAAGAACTTGGTCCTCAATGAGGACTATGCTCGCAAAGTTGTCCCATTTCTCCAAGAGGAATATTTTCACGACAAGTCGGAGAAGATAATCTTCGGGATTGTTGGCAAGTTTATTCTCAAGTACAACAACATACCAACAAAGGATGCTGTTCTGATTTCACTCGGAGATGAAAAGTCTCTGAGTGAAGTTGAATTCAAGAAATGCACATCAATCACGGATGAGATGTACAAAGAAGGTGAGAAGTCAGACACAGCGTGGCTGGTTGAACAAACAGAAAAGTTCTGCAAGGAAAAGGCAATTTACAATGGCATCATGGCATCCATTGGGATTATTGAAGGCAAGGACAAGGAACGAACTCAGAATGCTATTCCTGAGATCATGTCAAAGGCTCTTTCTGTTTCTTTTGATACTAGAGTTGGCCATGACTTTTTGGAAGATGTTGACGAGCGATATGAGTATTACCACAGAGTAGAAGAGAAGGTTCCATTTGATCTTGAGATGTTCAACAAGATCACCCGTGGCGGAACTCGCAAGAAGACGCTTAATGTAGTCATGGCAGCATCCGGTGTAGGAAAGAGTGCTTTCTTGTGTCATCATGCAGCAGCATGTCTATCTCAAAATCTCAATGTGCTATACATCACTTTGGAGATGGCAGAAGAAGAGATTGCAAAGCGCATCGATGCCAACCTGTTGGACAGCGACATGCACATTCTTGAGCAAATGGCCCAAGATCAGTATGAAGCCAAGGTTGATAACTTGAAGAAGACCTGCAAAGGCAAACTCATCATCAAGGAGTATCCAACTGCTGCAGCAAATGTGACTCACTTCCGAAATCTTATTGAAGAATTGAAGATCAAGAAGAAGTTTACGCCCGATGTAATCTTTGTTGACTATTTGAACATCTGCTCATGCGCCAGGTTCAAACTTGGAAACGGAATGAACAGTTACACCTATGTCAAAGGTATTGCAGAAGAACTGCGTGGTATGGCCAAGCAATTCAATATTCCGCTGTGGACTGCAACACAGGTCAATCGTGAAGGTGCCAAGAGCAGCGATATGGAGATGACCGATACCTCAGAAAGTTTTGGTCTTCCACAGACTGCGGACTTCTTCTTTGCTCTTATTGAGAATGAAGAATTGGCAGAGGCAGGTCAACTCATGGTCAAGCAGTTGAAGAATCGTGGAAATGATACAACCAAGAATAGAAAGTTCTTGATTGGTGTAAACAAGTCAAAGATGAAGTTCTACGATGTTGACAACACAAATTCAGATTTGGTGAATTCAAATCAAACCGAAGAAGAAGGTTTTGGTTCAGGTGCAGATGGTCAAGGCTTCAATCCAAAATTTGGAAAGAAGAGAAACAAGGCCATCAACTGGACTTTTGAAGAAGCCAAATGACCCTATATATTGATAAGAAGTTTGTCAATTTGGTATCTGGTTCACTTGAGAAGTTCAAGTGGAAGAAAGATACGCTAGCCACATGCAGATGTTTTAAGTGTGGCGACTCACAGAAGAATAAGTCCAAGACAAGGGGATACTTCTTTGAGCACAAAGGCCATTATGTTTACAAATGCCACAATTGCGGTTTTTCTTGTAATGTATATTCTGTACTTGAAACTATTAGCCCAACGCTCGCAAAAGAATATGCATTTGAAAAATTTAAAGATGCGCATCCGAGAGAAGTTGAACCGAAACAGGAAGTTGCCCGCCAACCAGTGTTTACTGATCTCGGAACAAGGCTTGACTTACTCAATGCTGACCACAAGGCGATAAAATATGTTAAGTCCCGTGAAATCCCCAAGGAAAAGTATTGCAACTTTTATTATTGCACTGACTTTGCAAAAGTCATGCGATCCTTTGATCGGGATGGAACCAAAGAAGACAGACTCATCATACCATTCTATAATGATTCTGGGGAGCTTATCGGAGTTCAAGGCCGCTCTCTTGACCCAACTGGCCAAGCGATTCGTTATATCACGCTGAAGCGTGAAGGCGAAGAACGGCTGTGGTACAACCTAGATAAGATAGAGCCACGGGACACCGTGTATGTCACTGAAGGCCCAATCGACTCCATGTTCATTCCAAATGGAGTCGCAATGCAGGGTGCTGGTTGGTTGGCTGAATTGCCTGACAAATTGAAGAAGTCAAAGGTCGTGTTCATCTTTGACAATGAACCCAGAAATTTGGAAATTGTTGGTTTGATAGGAAAGTACATAGAGGCTGGACGAAATGTAGTAATCTGGCCATCAGAAATAGACAAGAAGGACATAAACGACATGGTATTGGCCTATGGCGTGAACACCACCATGAAACTGATAATCAACAGCGTTTATTCTGGACTTGTCGCAAAAATAAAGTATACTTACTGGAAGAAGGTTTAAATGAAAGAAGATAATGACGATATGACCGAAGAAGAAATTCTTAAGGCTAGTGAAGCCTATCTAACCTTTGTTCAAAGGTTTGGTGAATATGTCAAGGAGATGGATCCCAAACTTTGGGCCAAGGCTCGGGAATATGCCGCAGACTTTACCAAGATTCCCGGTGTGAGTGTTGAACTTGTTGATAATGACGAGGATGAAGATGACACAGACAACTCAAAGCGTGCGTCCGACTGACATAAAAGTTCTTGATGCAGGACATGTTCAGTTGATTGATTGGATGGGTTCTGATCTTAGCATCGTGAATGCTGCAAGAGTCTCCTTCAATAAGGAGAGTTCTTGGGAGTATGATGACAGTCATGTTCCATCCCAATCTCTATCTGAGAGAGATGGAAAACTCATCAGATATCTTGCAAAGCACAATCACTTTACACCATTCTGTCATGCTACGATTTCAATTCGTGTCAAGTGTCCAATTTTTGTTCGCGCCCAACTCGGCAAACATCAGATTGGTCTGACCATGAATGAAGTCAGTCGTAGATATGTCACGTTTGATCCTGAAGTCTATGTTCCTCTTTGGCGTTCTGCACCAACTAATGGTGCAAAGCAGGGAAGTAGCGGACAAATTGAAGATATGGATATCTGCATTCGCATGAGGCAGGAATATGAAAGTGTTGCAAAAGATTGCATCAAACTTTACAATGATCTTCTTGCAGATGGAGTTGCACCTGAACAAGCCCGTTCCATATTGCCACAAGGCACATATACGGAATTTGTTTGGACAGGTTCTTTGTACGCATTTGCGCGTATTTATAACCTGAGAATCGATTCTCACGCCCAATGGGAAATTCAAGAATATGCAAAAGCAATTGACAAAATAATTGCTCCACTTTTCCCAGTTTCGTGGCAAACTCTAACAACTAAATAAAGACACCAATAAAGAAAGGCCAATTATGCCAGAAATTTTATCACCATTCCAATCGTTCATTTTCATCTCGCGTTATTCACGATGGCTTCCATCAGAAAATCGTAGAGAAACTTGGGACGAATGTGTCGATAGATGGTGGAATTATTTCACAGATAAAGTTCCTGCACTTGCAGAGCGCCCAGACATCAAGAAAGCAATTGTAAATCTTGAAGTTCTTCCTTCAATGAGAAGCTTGATGACTGCTGGCCCTGCACTTGATCATGATAATACTTGTTTGTATAATTGTTCATATTTGCCAATCGATTCTGTTGAATCATTTGCAGAACTGTTTGTAATTCTAATGAACGGAACAGGTGTTGGTTATAGTGTTGAGCGACAATACACTGATAAACTTCCAACTGTCGCTAATAAGATAGAAAAGGATTTTAATGTTGTTGTCAAAGTTGAAGACTCTAAAGAAGGTTGGGGAAATGCTCTCAAGGAAATTCTACGACATCTGTATTCGGGTCGTCACGTTAAATGGGATGTGTCCGGGATCAGACCCGCTGGAGCTAGACTTAAGACTTTTGGCGGTCGCGCTAGTGGGCCTGCTCCTCTTGATAATCTCTTTAAGTTAATTGTAAAGGTTTTCTATAGCGCACAGGGTCGCAAGTTGACTGCTCTTGAGTGCCACGATATTTGCTGTGCCATTGCAAACGCTGTTATTGTAGGTGGTGTTCGTCGTTCTGCCATGATTTCACTCAGCGATCTTTCTGATCGTGAGATGGCTCTATGCAAGAGTGGTGCATGGTGGGAGCAAGCAGGCTTCCGTTCCTATGCAAACAACTCCGCTGTGTATCGTGGTCGCCCACCCATGGGTCAATTCCTTGAGGAGTGGACTTCTCTATACAACAGCCATAGTGGTGAGCGAGGAATGATCAATCGCAAGGCTCTTCAAGAGCAAGCAGCCAAATGGGGCCGTGATATCGATGCTGAATATGGAACAAACCCATGCTCAGAGATCATCTTGAAGCCATTTGAGTTCTGCAATCTTTCAACTGTTGTTGTTCGTCCCGATGACACAGCAGCAACATTGAAAAAGAAGATTGAGATGGCCACAATCATTGGTACTGTTCAATCTACATTTACTAAGTTCCCATATCTTCGTCCAGAATGGAAGAAGAACTGTGAGGATGAAAGACTTCTTGGTGTCAGCATGACTGGTATCTATGATAACAAGTTAACTAGTGGTCTTGAGGGCAAGCCAAAACTCATTCGTTTGCTTGAAAGTCTTCGTGATCATGCAACCGCAACCAATCTGCAATGGGCAGAGAAGTTAGGAATCAATCCAAGCAAGTCCATCACTTGCGTCAAGCCAGAGGGAACTACTTCATGCTTG